ATTCGACCCATCCATCCAGCAGCAGATACTTAGTGAAGAGGATTATAACATTGGAACCACAGACTGATGCCTTGTTCCTTAATGATTTGTACCTATTTTATCGTTATTTTGTTACTATCCCCCAATTCAAGACCGGGGCCAAACCGGCGGGGCATATTAAGGAACTAAGCCGGCACCTCATGGCCTTATCACTTGGGGAGTTACCCCGTCACCTGGCTGTGTCGATGCCCCCCCGGCACAGTAAATCTTCGATGATTACGATTGCCTACCCTTTGTGGTTGATATTCCAGAACCCCGACCTAAATATCCTAATCGTGAGTAACACTAAGGAATTGGCCGAAAAGTTCGGGATAGACCTCCGAGAACTCATAAAACAACATGGGGAGCAATTCAACCTCTACCTATCTGATGTTAAGCACTCATCCACCCATCTAAAGTTCTGTGACCGGGACGGTGAATTATACAATGGCAGCATACGATTAACTGGGAGTAGTGGATCAATTACAGGTCAAGATGCAGATTACATTATCGTGGACGACCCTTATAAGGGGGAGGAGGATGAGTTCACACCATCTGCCTTGATGAAGAAGATTAACTGGTTCCTCCGTATCATAATCCAGCGGATTGAACCCCAAACCCGCCTCCTCGTATTACACACCCGGTGGCATAGCCGGGACTTGATCGGCTATCTCCAGGACAAATTAAGTGATGATTTCTTATTCATAACCTACCCTGCCATTAAAGATGATGGTTCGGCTTTATGGCCGGAACAATACACCCCTGAAATATTAAACAGCAAACTGGAAACAGTAGGCCCCCGATTATTCTCATCTATCTGGCAGCAACAACCACTCGATGAAACCAGCGACTTCTTTGATATAGACAAAATCCAATACGGCCCCCTACAACCCGGGGAGGAAGTAGAACAAAGCCTCCGGACCTGGGATATTTCAAAGGGTGACACACTCCACAGTGACTACACCGTCGGGGCATTAATGGTCCGAACCAACCAAGGGAGGATTGGGGTTACTAACATTGTCCGGGGCCGTTTTGGTAGCCAGACCAAACAAACCATCCTGGACACAGCAGCAAAAGACGGCCACGACAGGATTATACTTATAGAACCGGGAGTCGCAGCAGCAGGGGACCTTTTATTTGAGGAATGGCGTGAACAACTACGGGGCTATCGGGTGTACCGGAGCATGGCGATTAAATCCAAACCAGACCGAGCCACACCCCTCCGCAATGGAATACTTGATGAAATCTTTTTCCTAGATATACGTGACCCGGAATTATTAGAAGCTGTTAATGACGAGTTCCGGGGCTTTCCAGACATGGTACATGATGATATAATTGACGCAATAGCTTATGGCTTTATAAAACTACGCAGACCCTCTAATAAGAGGATGGTGAGGAGTACATTACTAGGCACAGGCCGGAGGAAAAAACGAATATGACAAACAGGAATAAAAGGGCACGGAGCCGCCTACTCACCAACAAGGGGATGATAGTGAAGCCCGGCCTCCTAGAACGATACGCAATAAAGAACACCCCCCAGGGTGGATCGCAACAAGTACCGGAAGACACATTCACCGGAACCTACGGAGAATATGGACTGGTACCACCCCCATATAATCCTAATGCACTAATCACCCTAACCGAAGTCAACACTTACCATGCCCGGTGCTGTAAACAAGAAGCCCTAGACGTAGGTGGTGGCGGGTATAGTATCCAAGCCACAGAGGAAGGGAAAGGATCCAAGGTTAACCGTCAGCGACTGAAGACATTCTTCGACAGTCTACCGATTGATTTATGGAAGCGGTGTCACCAGGACTTTAAGGAATTAGGATATGCCTTTGTCGAATTAGTCCGTTATAATGATAACCCCGATGCGGAGTATAAAGAAGCCATTCACCTCCCGGCCCATACGATGCGGGTCCATAAAAGCCGGACTAAGTTCCTCCAACAAAGGGGAGGTTTGAAGAATTGGTTTAAACTCGCCGGAACTGAGGGTGAGATTAACCGGGAAACTGGTGAAGCTTTATCTCCGGAGAGTCTGGGAGAACGGGCCAACGAGGTCATCTACCTAACCAACCCCACAGCCCGGAGCGATTATTATGGTTTCCCTGATTACATCCCCGCTATCCCTGCGATGTATGGGGATCAAGCATCCGCTGAGTATAATGTCAGTTTCTTCCAGAACTATGGGATCCCAACCTATGCCATCACTATAACTGGTGATTTTGAGGAAGGGGATCGGGATAAAACCACCGGCCTTACAGCATTAGAGGAAGCCTTGCAAGAGCAGCTTCAAACTATCCAATCTAATCCGCATAGTACTATGGTTATTAGTATACCGAGTCGGGATGGTTTATCCACGGAGTCCAAGGTTAATGTAGAGTTCAAACAATTAAGCGTGGAGACCAAGGAAGCCAGTTTCAGGATGTACCGGGTGGATAACCGGGATGAAGTCATCACTGCTCATGGGATGGATCCTTACCGCATTGGAGTCATGGTCGAAGGATCACTGGGTGGGAATACAGCCATCCAATCAAGGAAGAATTATAATAATGGAACCGTCCAGCCCCGGCAACAACTGTGGGAGGATAAGATTAACCAGGTGATTGTCCGGGATGGTTTTGGTGTCACTGATTACGTGTTTAAGTTTAATCCGATTGACTTGGATGATGAAACCGATGACCTATCATTATTGAAGGAACTATTCCAGATGGCTGCGGTCACACCAGCCCAACTCATCGGTATATTTGGTGACCGGTGGGGTCTTGAAGAAGCGAATCATCCGGCGTTGGATGCGCATTACCTTAATGGGGTGCCACTTGATTATATTCCTGAGCGACCAGTGGATGTGGTTGATCAGCTTGAAACATTGAAGGAGCGGCTGGTGGAGGTGGCTGAGAAGTATGAATCTGATAACCGAGTTAATAAGGGAAGTGGACTCTACAATCGAATTACTAAGCGGATCGCCCAAAGCAACTAAGAACTTCTACCACAAACCACCCCACTCCGTGGCTGTTAAGGCTGATGACAAGATCATCACCGAGAACATTAAGTTGTTTAATAAGGTGATGCAGCAAATCAAAGATGACGTGGAGGGATTCGCAGAACGGAGCAAAGACCTCACGGAGTTCCAGGAGCGGGTAGGTCTCTATGTTAAGGTTAACCCCATGACCACCGAGGCTAATATCCTTAATTTTATCGAAGCCGTTAATGGAGTAGCTGCCCAATTCGCTCCGGGTTTACCAGTGGGTGGAACCCAAGAGTTGGTGAAGGAGGTTATCCGGACCCGGACAATGGACACATTAACCAAATTGGGGGCGGATGTTCAGGGGAATATGCGGAACATCCTCGAGCAAAGCGTGAACAACCAAAAAGGGATGCGGTACGCCAGGGATGAAATCCTCAAGAATGTGGATGGGATGACCAGGAACCGGGCCGAAGTCATAGCCCGAACCGAAACCGTCTACGCCCGCAACCAGGCGGAACTCGTGAAGGCAGAGGCCAAAGGAAAAGAATACTTTGTCGTGGTATCTGCTGGTGATTGTTGTGATGAATGCTACGACACCTACGATGGAAACACCTTCCACATCCCCGAGGATGAAGATATGCTACCACCACTCCATCCCAACTGCCGATGTACTGCCACGTTTTTCAGGACTGAGGAACAAGCCGGGCAGATGGCTGAGGAGACCAGCAAGCCACGAGAAGAATGATTAGTATGAATATCTTTTTCTTGTTATTGTCATTGGTTGCTCTTTATTATTTCGTGCATTATTTATGGAGGTTATACGATTATGGATAATGACATCGTCTACAAAGATGAGAAGAAACGATTACTCACCGCTCCGGTGCTGGTTCCAGACCGCCCCGACTGTGATGCCTGCCGTGGTGAAGAACCATTGACGGCTGAGAAGATAGAGCGGATGGCTTATGCTTATATGGAGAATTACCGTATTGTGGATAAACTCCATGACTACCACACCACCAAACAAAACGTAGCGTATCCTGTGGCCAGTTGGATACTCGAAGAACCCACCACGTATAAGAATATCCGTGGTGATATGGTAGAACTCCCAGTGGGTACTTGGATGGCCACCGTGAAGGTTGCTGATGACACAACCTGGCAGAAGGTAGAGCAGGGTGAGTATAATGGTTTCAGCGTAACCGCCCTTAGTAGTGATGTGGCGGAGTTGATGGCTGGTAAAGAACGAGTACTTATTAAGGACTTGGAGGATCCGGTGGGTTATACTATATCCATTGTACCGGAGCCGTGTGTCCATGAAGCCATCTTTTGTTCAATAAAAGAGGATGGTCAGGTGGATAAGGCTGGTCGGAAGATATCGAATGATACTTTGAATAAGATTAAAGGTGCTTTTGAAAGTTTACAAAACCTTATAAATGACGCCCTAACCGAGAGGGGGCAGATAGAGGCAGACAAAACAGATTTATTGGAGGATGTTTCCATGAATGAAGATGAACTAAAGACTATGATTGTTGAGGCTGTTAAGGAAGCCCTACAAACACCAGGCGAGCCCGAAGCGGAAGTGGAGGAGGAGCCTGTGATTGAAGAAACCGAACCCGAGATAGAAGAAGTTGAACCAGAACCCGAAGTCCCCGAGGTAATTCCAGAAGCTGAGAAGAAATTAGAAGCTGCTGAGAAACGTATCAAAGAACTTGAAGAGAAACTCGGTGAAGGCGAATCCCAAGGTATTAGGGGACAGGATGACACCCCCGAACCCGAGGTTGCCCAGAAGTTCCGTGTTGAAGAAGGCCGGGATATTTACGGCCGGAAACTACGAGTATAAGAAATTTTTTTTTATAAAGCCATAGGGGATTTCTTTTCTTAGTCCTATGGATAGTATACCACATTATTGTATTTAAACTTAACGGAGGAAAAAGAATATGTCTAATATTGATTACCTCAACGAAATGGCCCTAAAAGCCGTGACCACAATATCCACCCTTGGATCCAGTGTCCTACAACCCGGATACTTCGACCAATACGTGAAAGAAGCCACCCAAGGAAGAACCATCCTCGCTGATGCCCGTCAGGTAAGGATGAACAGCCAAGTCCAAAACATAGACCGTGTAGGATTCGGGTCCAGGATTACCCAAGTTGTCACTGAAGGCAATGCCATAACAACCTTCAATGAACCCACCTTCAGCCAAAACGTACTCACTGCTAAGGAATTTGTGGCCGCTACGTCATTAACTGACCAAGCCGCCCGCCGGACTTTGGAGGCTCCTAACTTCGAGTCCAGCCTGGTGTCAATGTTTAGTGAACAGGCCGGAGCAGACTGGGAAGAACGAGCCGTCTTTGGTGACACCGCCAAATATACTGGTAGTGGAGATGGAGGAGCAATCCCAGAACTCCACGCCCAGGATGGATGGATTAAAAGAGCAGACAGTGACCAACTCATTTACGGAACCGGATCCGGTAAAGACTTCGACTTCGCCGCAGATGGAATCATCGGGGCACTTAACGCCTGCCGTGCTGCTTATCCTAAAGCCTACATGAGCAACCCTGGAAATGTAACCTTTTACATGGGATTCGATTACTTCGATGCCTATGTGGATGAATGGGGAGACAGATTAACCCCTGCCGGGGATGAAGCCATGATGACTGGTGTGGCCCGGCCATACAAAGGCCACCCTGTCAAGTACGCTCCGGTGTTGGATAGTGCTGCTGGTTGTGCTGCCTATGATGAACCGATCCTGATGGTTGACCCAAGTAACTTGGTGTATGGTATCTTTGAGGATGTTACCATTGAACCAGAGCGTCAGGCTGCTTACAGGAGGACTGATTGGTTCTTGACTGCGGAGACTGATCAGGACTTTGAGAATGAAGAGGCTGTTGTTGTTTGTTTCCCTGATGACACCGCCCCATAAGTAGAATAATTATTTTTATTCTACTTTTAACCCTTTTTTTTATGTAAATTAGGAGGAACGGAGGAATTACTTATGAGTTTAGTATCTGAAATTAAAGAATTAAAAAACGCAATAATCGACAATGGCGGGGTACTCGTCACTGGAGTAGTAGCAACCGCCGCTGACCTGGCAATCACCGCCGCATCGGCTAAGGATATAGTGATGACCCTTGGAGCAAATGACACATCCAAGAAGTTATCCATTAAGGACAGTGACGGGGTTGAGGTGGCTAAGATAGATGGTAATGGATTAATCACATCCGCCGCTGGACTTGCTGGTCCTGTCACGGGTAACGTGACCGGGAATGTGACTGGGAATGTGACTGGGAATGTATCTGGTATCGCAACCCTAACCGCCAAAACCGCCACCGATATGGCCATAGTAGCCGATGGTGATGAAGACATAATCATGAAAATGGGAGACGCGGATGCTGCGAATAAGATAATCTTCCAGGACAGTGCCGCTGCCACCGTAGCCACCTTGGACAGTAATGGTGTCTTTGATGCTGTGACCAGCCTGGCACCCCTCGATTACGCTACCAGTGACACATCGGGTGCACCTACCAACGCTGAATGTGTATCCGCCTTTGGGGCCGCCGCGGATGTGGGTGCTGGTTTTGTAGGGGTTTATCAGGACAGTCATGCGTCTGGTAAGGCTTATCTGTGCATCTCGAATGGTGCTACTTACGCGACCTTGGAAGCTACCGCAGCAACCTAATGGAGTGTGATGGGGGATGGCATACGCCGATACAAACCGATTAGCAGTCTTACTAAAGGAATACAACTACGCTGATGACAGTGACTTAATCGTGGAGGGGTGCACCCAGGGAGATAACCGGGTGGACCGATTCATTAATCAGAACATTAGCGATTTTGAAACTCCAACAAGCACCCCGCAGGAGTTCATTGATGCGGGGACACTATTTTCAGCGGCGGCCATCCTTAACATCCTACTCAGTAACCAGGACAAACTCAGCCCCACGGCGGTTAAGTGGGAGGAAGAAGCCCTGGAGATACTCCAGGGATATGTTGACTCTTATCTCGGTGATGAAGAGGACACGGGGAACCGTGGAAGCCCCATAAGGTTCTTGGCAG